CATGGGCGTTCTTCAGACCAACGCAAGCAACACCTGTATCAGCCTTCAGAACTCTGCCTCATCGGGCGCAACTCGTTACGTTATGGCTTTCTACAACAACACTCCGGCAGTGGTTGGTAGTATTGCCCACAACGGGACGGCCACAACTTACGCAACGAGTTCCGACCATCGCCTGAAGGAAGACGTTGAGCCGATGACGGGCGCGACTGCCATAGTGAAACAACTGAAACCGAGTCGATGGAAATGGAAGGCTACCGGCACGGATGGTCAGGGCTTCATCGCCCACGAGCTTCAGGCGATCGTCCCCGATGCTGTCACCGGTCACAAGGATGAGCTGGATGAGCAGGGAAATCCGCGCTATCAGGGGGTCGATCTTTCCTATCTTGTGGCGACTCTGACCGCGGCGTTGCAGGAGCTTGAGGCTCGGATAGTAGAGCTGGAAGGCGCGTAAATGCCCACCGAGCTTAAATACTGGATTGACCTCCTTATTAAAGCGGTGATTGGTATCGTGATCTCCCTCGTCAGCTTTGACTATCGACAGGTAAAAAACTCTCTAAAAGAACTTGAGGAGCACCGCTTCTTACTAGCTACCGAGGAGCAGGTTTTGCGGGTGGAGCTTAACGGGGTGCGCGAGCGCCTTGAGCGAATTGACAACAAGCTCGATCGGATTCTGTCAAAATGATCCGCTGGGCTGCCGCCGCAGTGTTTGTGCTGGTAACCACCTCGAGCGTGGCAACGGCGCAGGGGGTAGGGTTATCCTATCTAGGGATCTGCAACAAAACTTGGCCCTGCCAAAAATCCCTAAGCGCCTACAAGGGCCACCCTGTTATCCGCACCGGCTGGTTGGAGCAGTCGTTTGGGAGCTCCTGCCCGTGTGCTGATGCTATCCTCGCCGATCGCCGCCCGAAGGAGGTGCGTATCCATGTGGCAAACGGGCCCTGTATGCGAAACCGCCGCTGTGGCCGCCACGAGGTGTTTTCTGGCTTCACCGTATCGGGGGCCCACCGAGACTTAAAGCGGGCCACGTCGCGCATCGTGGGGCGAATGGGGGCGATCCTTGAGCGAATACAGGCGAGGCTGGAAAAGAGCAGGGGGGGAGTCACTTGCTATCTCTCTCCCGTGCTCGAGTCTGATCTTAACGAGGAGGCGCGGCTGCTGCTACACCGGCTTGCGGGCGCCTACCTGCCTCAGTGTACGCTTGTGGATAGTCCGCACCGAGATCGATGCCTTTCTGGCTTTGTGTGCGAAAAGCATGGGGACAAGCCTAACCTGCGCGCCCCTTGTATCTCAGACCTCGATGGCATCTCGGCGCGTGATGTGGACGCGGCGCAGTTTTTAGCTCGGACCCGCAGCTGCGACCTGCGGTTTGTATGGGCGCACGGGTTCAACTGTAACGGGTCGGGGTCGTCATGGGCAGGCGACCCGATAAAGCGCAACTGCAAGCGAGCTGGCCCCGATATTGAGGCCCTCTCGCGTTGGTTGCACCGCACCTATCGGTGAAGTGGCTCCGTGGGCAAGGCTCGAACTTGCGACGCGCGGCTTAACAGGCCGCTGCTCTACCAACTGAGCTACCACGGATTTTGATTAAAACGGGATCTTATCGTCTTCAAACTTGTAGTCACTACCGATGATCGGAGTAGGTGGGGGCGCACCGCCCTCTTGTTTGCTAGCCTTTCGCCTCTCACTCAAAAACTCCTTTGCCTGAGCGGCCAGACTGACGAGGGCGTCGAGATCCCAGTCGGTCAGGTACTTACTCTCCTTCCACTCGCCGGTTTCCTTGTCCTTGTATCGCTTCGACAGGTTCCACGAGATCCCGCGCTCGTTTTCCCAGCCCGTGAGCTTCACTGAGCTGATTTTGCTTTCTAACTTAACTAAGGGCTCTCTACTCATCTTTGCCATCCCATAAAAGGGCCCCAACGCTACGCGCCAAGGGCCAATATCTACAAATCTCGCCAGCTAACTCACACCTTTTTGCGTGCGTCGGAGCTGCGCGAGCGATCATCGTCCACCGGTAAAAGAGCTCCCAGTCAACCTGATCGATCGTTTTGTCACTCTTTCCCCGATGCGCCTGCTCAAACTCAAAATCGTGCAGGTTACAGCCTCGGGTGAAAGGGTGATCGTGTGGTAGCTTAAAAGGCCCGTACCCGCAGTCGTTTGAGGGGTCCTCGGGTAGGAGGTGACTCAGTAACTTTCTAAAAAACGACATCTGCCTCCTCCCTACGCGCTACAATTTTGAAATCCTGCATGGAGAGCTCTGCAACGGGTCCTGACGGGTGCGTTTCCACCTCCGTATGCCGCTCCACCCACGTGACTCGAAGCGGCGCCTCGAGGTGGGTGAGGGGGCGATAGGCGATCACACCATCCTTTAAAAAGTTCACAACGTAGAAGTAGGGCACCGCTGACGCTGTGAACACACTTGTGGCCCATGTGACTTTTTGGAGGGGGACAAAGAGGGTTTTGTAGGTATTGCTTGAGCAGCTGCGGCAGCGGACCTCAATAAAAGCGATCACCTGCCCATCGTTATCAATCACCGCAAAATCGGCTAGGTACAAGCGATCCTCTGTTATCTTTCGAAGCTTACACTTCCACACCTTCTCCAAAACGTCGGCGACTTGCCGCTCGTTCTTCAGGTCCTCCGGTGTCTCGTTTCTGGGTGTCATGCAGGGCTCTGTTAGTCCTTTGTGCCTATCTGCATCCCCTGCAATATCTCTGAGAGGGGGATCTCCTCTTCATTCATCCACTCAACGAGGCGATCGAGCATCTCGCGGCGCCCGAGGAGGAGGAGGCGATAACTTTCTGAGCTACTTGCTAGCTTATCCTCTGTTTTCAGGTCGATATCGTTTGCCAACTCATCGATAAAAAACCAGAGGTTTTGAGCGCTCACGTATTTTGCCTCGTTCCAGTCTCCGCTCATGAGGCCCCTGTGGTTTCTTTTGCCGTTGCTTGGATTATGTCGGTTTCAGACTCTTGGCAAAGCTGCTGCGTGTCTTTTGTCTGCGCTTGAGGTCGAGCTGGCATCTTTAGGTCGGAAAGTGCCGCGTCATAGCCAGCGACGAAGGCGTCGTAGGAGGCAAAGCGCTCACCGGTAATGGAAAGCGCGCGAGAGAAGGAGAGGGCAAGCTCATGCTGTCGCATCATGGCGCCCCCACAGGGTCATCTGGGAGAGGGAGCCAGTGCGTCACCTCATCTGGGTGCACACTTGCAAGAGGGCCAACCCACATCCACCCGTCGTGATCTTGAACGATCTGCGCCGCCCACCATAGGATCTCAGGGCCGTAGATCATCACCACCTGACTGGGCTCCGGCAGCGCCTCAGTCACTGAGATCCAGCGGGGCTGCGCCGCCTTGTAGCCTGCCATGAAGCTGTCCTCTGCCAGTGCAAGCTCACTGACCAAGTAAACGAGCTGGGTGCCATTTCTTCTCTGAGTGCGCTGCTTCGCCCACGCCTCTGCCAGTGTCTCGGGGCTTTTCATTTCTCCTCCTTCGGCGGCTGGGGTAGGGGCATCCAGTGCGTGAACTCTTCAATCGGATCGCCGTTGTCAGTTTCAACAATCAAGGCTTCCTGAAGAGGACGCACGAAACGAACACATTTTTCTACTCTGGCGATTTCTATAAATCCATCTGCTCTAAGCAATAGAACCCGATTGCTGTAATCATTTTCTGGAATCTCCGGCAACCGATTTTTTACGCTGATCCATTCGCTCATAACTCTTTCTCCGGTGGCTTAGGTAGCGGCATCCAGTGGGTGACATCATCTTCTCGATAAATAAAACCGTCTTCAGATTCCCAAGTGTGTTTCCATTCTTGATCGCCATTGTATCTTCGCCTGACTCCAATAATCTCGGCAGGATCATTAAGAACCTGCCCATATACCAAGACTGGAAGATCCTCCTCCGGCAGCCTATCCTTTACGCTAATCCACTGCGGCGCAGCAGCTTGGTAGCCAGCAAGAAAGGCTGTTTCTGCTTCAACTATAATGTCGCTTGTTCCACAACAAGAAGTTGTAATTGTGTCTGCATACTTTTCAGCTAACTCTTCAGGTGTTTTCATCTTTGCCTCCAAACAATCCAGCATAAGGCCCAAGTTTCCCTACCGTTTCAAACGAACGATCGCTTAAATCCCAACTTGTGCGCTGTTCATCAACTACAATAACAATAGAACGAATCCGATCGTTGGCCTTGCAAAGAGTTTTGATACGCTCTTTTAACTTTGCTACTTCGCCGGTTACTTCACGCAATTTGCGTTCGTTATAAGTGTCTTTTACGACATCTTGAAACTTGCGTTCATTTCCTGTCTTAAAGCCAGCAATATAAGCCAATCGACACGCTGCTTTCACAGAGTGTACGTCATTCATCTTGCAGCAATATTCTTCTGCCAACTCTTCAGGTGTCTTGTTCATCACCACCTCCGATTATAAACCGTGCTCGTACATGCTCAACAAAGACACGCGCCGCCTCGGTCATCGTTACGCCTTCGCCGAGCACGATATCGAAGCCGTCCGCTGTCGGGACTATCCGAAAAATCTCTTTCTGGTCTGCCGGTATCACTTCCAGCTCAATGTCGGTTGACGCTTTTATCAAATCGTTGTCACTCATTAGGGCCATTCCTTATACAAAACGACGCCGCAGTGAGCCCAGTTAAGGACCTCCACGGCGCTCACGTTATCTTCTGCCAGCAGCAGCCGCGCGAGTTCATCGAGCGGGAGCTCCTGATTGCGTTGTGCAAGTAGCGCAAGCTTCCCAAACGGCTCTGGCTCAAACTTGTAGTCGGGCCGCTCCGCACGCCAAATGCGGATCTCGTAGTTTGGGACGGTGATTCGGTGCATGGTTTCAACAAGCACGGTCATAGACACCTCGCCTAGTCGTCACCAAGCGCCTGCCAAGCGCACCCCATCGTAAAAAACACGGCGCACGAGATGCAGTACCAAGCGAATTTAAGGAAAAGGATATAAGTCATCGGTTTTCGTTCCTTTGTTTTAAGTATGCCACCTCTCGTTCCAACTCCACGACCGCCAGCTTCACCACGTCGATGATGGCGTCCTCGCGTTGATTGAAAATCCTCATTAGACGGCGCAGGGCCGCCTCAACTGATAGCTGCCGGTGCTTGACCGATACGAGCACGGCGCGCAGTGCCCGAAGCACCCTGTCGTCACTAAAATCTGCCTGTTCATTACTCATGGTGTTTTGCCTCTTTGTTTGGTGTTTCCACTTCCAGAAAATGTGAGACCTCTTTCCAGCTCAAGACCGTGCCCACGTTATGACCCGACAAGAGCGTGAAACTTGAGCCGGTGAGTGAAGCGAGCTCCCATGTGCGCTGCTGCGGCATCCAAATGAGCACGCGGCTTTGCTGACTGGGGACCCGTTGCTTAAATGTCGTCCACGTCATCATCGTCCCTGTTTAGTTGAGCTCTCCGTGATAGCCTCTTTCGGTCAACTCCTCGTCCACGACTCGCTCCAAGGCGTTGAAAAACCCCCGCTCGAGCGAGCTTAAAGTGCGGTAGCCGCGCTTAAAGGCTTTTTGGGCAAACGTCCGATCGTTTATGTGACGATCCCGCTCTCCGCGTGAAGCGGCTCCCATGATGTAACCCATCAAAAATTGAACAGCGTCCTTCTTGGTCATGACAATACAAACCTCCACTGCGGATAGAGCAGCTTCACCATCTTCCATTTCAACTTAAACACGTCAGTCTCAAAGCCCTTCGCATCTTCCACCACGTGCTCGCCGTCCTGCTGGTAGCAAAAATCTGCGCGGTACGTGCAGACCTTGACCCCTGAGACGTATATGGGGATCGATACTTGTCGCTCTAAACCTGTGATCATCTTCGCTTGCTCTAGTGCCTTTAACTCACTCCACCGACGCGCTTCCTTTTTTGAATCAAACCGGAGCCCATCGACGACGGTTTTGACTGCCCCAAACTTTGAGCGCCCTCTAAAACTGCTCGGCATCGATCTTCACCGCCTCCGCAACAAGGGTATCCAAGAGGGTGAGGTATCGGCTGCGAAACTGCGAGGCAAACGACGCGGCTCCGCTCGTGAGGGTCACGAAGTGCTGAGGGCGAAGCTTGTGCGCCACGTAGGGGGCCCCAAGCTTTTCAATCGCAAACTCAAGCTTGCTCAACGTGCGACCGTTGACTGGCACCGTGTACTCTTTTGGAAGCCATCGGAGCGCGTTACCGTCACGCACCGGCTCAAAGCCTTTTTGGCGCATCATGACTGCCCGCTCGCGCATGGCGTCCCGAGCCTCGTCCAGCGTTTCGCCGTTATAGGCGATGTGCTTTTGCGTAGCGGGCTTTGTGACCTCGCGCGCTACCTTCACCCGCAGCTGCTCACCTGCGAGATAACCAAAGAGCGCGACTTTTTTGCCGACTTCCCAAACCTCAGTCGCGCTCTCAAAAACCTCCTCAAACACGCGGCAGGGCATCACCTTGCCGCCAACCTCTATTGCAAAATCCAGATACCACCCATTTTTTGTCTGTCGTTTTGCCGACAGGTTAAACGGGGCTGCTATGGTGCCGATGTACTCCCTATGCTCGTAGTTCATGATCTCCTCTCACGTGAGAAAAATGCGGGGCCACGTCTAACGCCCGCCCCGCAGGGCGTCGAGAAAGCCTTAGACGTTTGGCGAACTACTGAGATCCTCCGAGGTGGAGGTTTTCGGCGCTAGCTTAAGCAGCTGCTCGATTGCAAAGCGATCCGTCGGCTCAAGCTCGCGCGCGAGCGCTTTATAGATCCAGTCGGGATCTAAGCTGCCGATGGGTTGGCCCTGCTTACTGCATCGCGTTTCAATCTTGTGCTGGCTGAGCGTTGCTAAGTCGCCCGCAGCCGCAGCAGCCTTCAGAGTATCCAAGGGGGAGAATACCTTTGGTTCCTCTACTAGCGCTCCAGCAAGCCAAGCACCGATTTCGGCGCCGATTTTGTGATCTGGTTTCATGATGACGCGATCCGCAAACATCGGAATACGTGTCTTTTCAAAAATAAGCCGGTGGTCGATGTCCATTGTGCACATGACATCAAACTCGTACTCACCGCCCTGGCGGAACACCGGCGCAAGCCCGACCTTCTTCGGCACCTGCCTCGTTTTGCCATCTGAGCCCGTGACTTCCTCCATCACGTAGTCGGTCTTGGCGCGCATGGTCGCGATGATATGGATCGGAGCTTTGACGATCGCCTCAACAAGTTGCTTGTAAATTGGGGTGACTGATTTCCAAGCGGTAAAACTGTTCCCACGTCCTCGAGCTTGTACGTTGTCGACCTCTTCAAGAAGGTACTCCCACGCGTGGGAGAGGGAGTCGATCACAAGCACGTCGTACTTGGCCGCCACGGCTGACTCGATCAGGTCGACGTAGGCTTTCACGCTTGTGTTCGGTAGGTCTACGTGATCGAAGATGAAATTGTCTGCGTAGAGTGCCGCTGAGCTCTGCTCGGTGTCGCCGAAAGCGATCCGACCGTTAGCTCCTGCCAAGCCTTTTGCAAGCTCAAGTGCGGTCCACGTTTTACCGCTCCCTGATGTGCCTGCTATGCAGCCCTTAAACTTCCTTTGGTGACGTTGTGCGCGTCTAAATGTAATAGCCATGTTTAAGCTCCTCTCGAAATAAGCAAAAAATGTTTAAACGTACTGACCTGAGGCGGTTAGTACGGACGCCAGCTGTCATCCCCGCGAGCAGATACGTGCTCGGCGAGGTTTGCCTCATATTCGGCCACGAGGGCGTCGGCTTGTTGCTCAAGCAGATCGGCGCTTGAGTTGTATGCCTGAAACGCTCCCATGCTCATGGGGCTCTGGGTCGGGTTTTTTGTATCGATTGAGGTGCTTTCTTGACGCGCGCGGGTGCGCAAGTCTGCGGCTAGCTGCCGCAAGAGCAGAACGGTATCTTTCATATTATTGTCCTTATTAAATGTTCCCACGTCCGAAAGTTCATTAGGCTTGCAGACGCATTGCGATAAAAACCGTATGATTCTTATCACGCCCCGACCATAGCGTAGCGGCGGCAGTGACGAAAGATGGAAAATGCATGGGGTCAAAAAAAAATACGAAGCTCAGTTTGCACGAAATAATTCGAGCGCATCTGGGCTGGGAGAATCACGAACTGGCGCAAGCTTTCGGAGAGCCACGGCAGTGGGCATACAAGCGGCGCAACCCTGATCAACTGGTCAGAATGGGCGAGGTGCTTAAGTTGTACGAGGTGTCGGGCATGACCCCTGAGGAGTTCATCAAAGCGCTTCGGCAGGCAGCGGCAGCGGCAACAAAGTTGCCCAAATTATAATTTTAGACTCGAAGCAATACCTGTCTTACGGTACACTGAGCAGCGTCAGCTACCGTTTTCGGCGTAATGAGCCGGAGGGGTAGGGAAAAAATGAAAGCCGTCCGTTGCTGGAAAATGGTTATAATGACCCCACGTCTCCCCGTTGGCAGTTAGGAGGAGACACAACGGACGGCCACTTTTATACGGTATGAACTCCGAGATCGACCTGCCTCGACCCACGAAACCCGTCTTAAAACCCGCTGGGGTAATGACTCCCGCGTTGCCTTTCAGCAGTCAGAAGACACCGTACGAGCCCACCTTACCGGCAATTTCGGAAATTGTCGATACAAAATTATTTAGCGATATTAGATCCTTAGATAGCGTGTTTGAAAATGCGCAAATTCCGTGGATTGAACACTGTTATAAAGCCGCAAAGAACCTAAAATATCAGGAACTTGGGCGGGCGCATCGCTACTTTACTAGAACTAGAAGGCGATCATCGCTAGTCTTTAACCTTTCGGATTTACTAAAACTTCTTTACCTCACCAGAACTCGAAACGTTGCTCAAATTAGAACACGTTTGGCGCTCGCTGAAATAGCGCATCGGCGTGCCTGTGCGGGGCGCGTTGGGCGATGGTCAATGACCGAGTTCAGGGTGCTGGTTGGCTCGACTCGGATCACGGATTCGGAGGTGCTGCGGGTAGTGCAAAACCCTCGGGTTGAGGTGCCTGAAGGGGCGCTCGAGGCGATGGCTGCCAAGCTGGGGCGACACAACCTACAGGGGAAGGTCTGGGTCCCGCGGCGGCTGGTGCGCTACCTAGCGAAAAGGGGAAGCCGGCTTGAGATAGCGGTCATGCTGACGATGATGGCCCGCCGGATGGTCAACCGGTTTCAGAGGGCGCGGGTATCGGCTCGGCTTGTGGCGGAGCTCTCCGATAGTAAGGAGGCGCACGTGACGGCTGCGATGCTAAAGCTCCAAGAGCGGAGGCTCCTCATGCGCAACCGGCAAGCTGAGCGGTGGAGTGTCAACCGGTACGGGTCCCTCTGGGAGTTCCCTGAGGATCTCTCGATTACGGCTGGCGAGGAGGTGAGGCCCTTAAGAGCTCCACCGAGGCGGGTGGGGAGGTTTGAGAGGCGCCCCTTAAAGGCCCTGTTGTCGGCCATGCTCAGAGCTACCCTGATGCAAAAAGGGGGGGATCTTATAAACACAGACCCTAGCTTGCAGCTAGAGCCGCAGCTGCTTATGGGGAAACCCCCTGCGGGGCCTCCGGTGGTGGCATCGGAGGTGGGCAGGGAGCGCAAACGGCTGGCTTCTGCTGCTGCTGCCTTAAAACTTTTTAGGGGAGAGCAGGGGGACGCCTACCGGAGTGCGTGGTCGAATGTTCACACGGCTGCGGGAGCGGCTGAGGTTTTTGAGTTACGTGGTTTTGTTGATTATCAGCGGCTAAGGGATGAGTTCCCGCCGCACATACCGGAACGGAGGTTTTATGGGAAAAATGTTGGGTGCGATTCCATTGCGATTGGGTGACAAAGGGAAGGTGTTTTACAGCTGGACGCTCCATGAGTTGATGAGCGAGCAGCGGCAGCAGCAGCCTGAAAGGCGCCTTCTGTGGGCCATGCTGAAGCGCTGGCTGCTCGACTATAGCGGGGTCTGTATTCGCAACCTAAATGCGGAGACCTCCCTAGAGGCTCGTTTCTCTGCCGTTGAGTGGGCATGGTCAAAGGAGCACGGGCCGTTTAGCTACTTGTGGGTCTGTGACGTGCTCGACCTCGACGCTGAATGGGTGCGGAGCAATGCGGACAAAATCGCCAGTCGCGTTGAATGGCAAGGCCCCCTTCTTGGCAGGATCGGCAGCCTTGAAATTTGAAATGCTTATGGAACACGAGGGCAGCCGCCGCGTGTGCGTCTGAGAGGTGGTACCGGTCGGCAACAGACCAACGATTCCCCACTTTCACCTCCACGATGACCTCGTGGCGAGCGGTGAGCCAGACGCGCTCCGTGTCGTTTGATACCTTGAGCCACACTGCTGTGCGACCCTCTTTTGAGGTAGCAAGGGTGGGCAGGTCTAAGAGTTCCGTACCGCGTCGGGTCATGCGGGAAGGGTTATACCTTAAAAGAGCCCCCGAGCGCAGATTTTTCTTATTGTCGCCTCTTTCCAGCGTGATTGCTGGGTTTTGGTAGGGACCCCGATGACGTCAAGGGCTTTGGCTATCTTCTGAAAGGCACTCCCCGTCGAGCGCCACAGCATGATGAGCTGGCGCACCCCAATATCGGGCTCGCACGGGTAGAGCTGCCCATCTTGGCACATGTAACCGAAGGGGACCCGCCCGCCGGTAAAACGACCCTCTTCCCGCTTCTGTTCGAGAGCCGCCTTGGTCAGTTCGCTTGTGTTCCAGCTCCCAGTTCGCCCGTGGGCAAGGGAGTGACAGGTATCGCACAAAGGGACGGTCTTTTTGCCGCCTAAAATACGGGGCACAACGTGGTGGCGGTTTTTTGCTGGCTTGCCACACTCAAAACAAGGCTTCACTTGTTTCCCGCCTTCTCGAGCACAAGCTTCTCAATGTAGCGGCTCATGCTTAGGTTTTCATGTGCAGCCATCCGCCGCAGCCGTTCGTGAATATCGGGGCGCATGGCTAACATGATGCGCTTTCGCTTTTCGCTTGCTTTTGTTTTGGGGCGTGGCAAAGAAACCTCCCGCAGATGCGGGATGGTGTGAGCCCCGCTGCTTTAATAGTTGTTTACCTGTGCAGTAACCCGATCCGCAAGAGTTTTTAATTTGTCCCCGACTCGAGGACCGCAACGAAGCAGGCGCTCTCTTGTCGCCCATGTATCAAAATCAACACGCAGGAGCGTCCGCTTGACGCGCCACACACACCCCGACTCCGTGCTCCAAATGTCAACAACGCCTCCGCGTCCCGTGGCGCGATAGTGCACGCCGTTGCTTGCTCTGCCTCGGAAGAAAAGATCCATCGTTTTAAAATACTGGTTCATACAACACTGCCTTTTACAACAAAAAGCGGGGCACTAATGGCCCCGTTATGCAATAGTTATATAACCTCTTTTTTCCTAAGGCAACGTGGCAGGGGGGGTATCTTCTGTTATACAAGAGTTGTATATACCTAAAATGACAACGATTTTGCAGGTGAGTGGTCGACTTCAAACCGACGCTTATCATACACCTCGACCATAGTGATGCTTTTGTGGCGGCTAAATTCCTGCACCTGCCTATGGGGCACACCGTCAGCGAGGAGCTTTGTGATAGCGGTCGCCCGAGCTGAGTGGGGGCTATAGTGAGGGGCAAGGCCAATCTTCTCACACGATCGTCGAAACAGGTGGTAGACGGCGCACGCAGGCATGGCGCGCGTGGTTGGGGTTTGCCCTCCCTGTCCGGTGTAGGTGACAAAGAGGGGATCCTCGGGGAGTGCCCCCATAGTTCGCCGCTCTGCGACTAGCGCCCACACGCGCTCGGCAGCCCATGCGGGGAGTGCTTGCCGGTGATCTTGCCCGTCCTTTGTTTTGCTCAGTGCGAGGTAAGTGGTTCCCTGTGAGGTGCGTGCCACATCAGCAACGAGCAGCTTTACGATCTCGCCGCGTCGGAGGCCCCCTCCAAACAAGCAGGCAAGGATGGCGCTGTCGCGCGTTTCGCGGGGTCCCTTTTCAATGCTTTTCATCAGGGGTCGCACACTATCGAAGGGGAGCATCTCCGTGTCGCGCTTTCGCCCGCCCTGGGGGTTTGGCAGGGGCAGGAGCTCCCGAAGAAATGGATTGGTCGGCACGAGCTGGTGAGCAACTAAAACTCCGTAAAGCCGCCGCAGCACCATGATCTTTTTGTAAATGGTAGCGGGAGCAGCCTTGCTGGTGCCTTTCTTTTGGTATCTCGGGCGGTGTCCCAGTTGGTTTTTTGCCGCCTGTACGAAAGCGAGCGCCTGCGGGGCGCGCACCTCTTGGAGGAGGGTAGCTGCAACCCCTGTCCCCGCCTGAGCCCCAAGGAAGCTACAGAACTCTTTTATCACTGAAACGTAGGTCGTTTGCGTGGTGGGCGCAAGCTGGGCAAGCCACGCGGAAACGGCGAGCCAGAGGTTTGAGACAGTTGGGGTTTTTTGCAACTGCATAGGTCAATAGTCTCATATCGCTCGGCACGTAGCGGGTGCTTCAACTTTTTTCTCTCCAAGCGATTGGCCAAGCGTATAGGAGTGGTTCAATAAAGCTATAATGTGGATCACCTGATGGGGTAGGTATGTCGATATCAGACAGCAAAAGTGCGTTTAAAAGCCTGACCGTGGTCGGGTCTCTTCTCTCGCTTGGAAGTGGGCTCGAGATTCTGCACAGTGCGCTCAGTCAGGTGCCTGCTGAGGCGTTGCCACCGAAGGCTGGCGCGGCTCTCACGGCTACAGTGGGGATCCTTGGCGCTGTGCTTTCAATTTTGGGGCGGTTTAGGGCTAGCAAGAAGATCAGCCTGCTCCCGTAGAGGGAAAAGAACGTGACAAATCGGAAAGGGGTCGGTGGTCGCCCTTCTAAGTTTAAAGACGGTGAGACCATAGAGCAGGCGGAGCTCCTTTGTCGCATTTTTGCGGCAACGGATGATCAGCTAGCGCAGTTTTTTAAGGTGGATATTTCCACGGTCGATAAGTGGAAGCGCTCTAAGCCAGAGTTTTTCCAGACCTTAAAAGATTCTAAGGCTGAGGCAGACGATAAGGTCGAGCTGAGTCTCTACAAGCGCGCAACAGGCTACACTCGCACCATTGAGCGTTTAACGCGTGACGGCGAAGTGGTGCCGTGCGTGGAAGAAATGCCGCCCGATCCCGTGTCGTGTATCTTCTGGCTCAAGAACAGGCGACCAAAACAGTGGCGTGATAAACAGGAAGTCGAGCAAGTCAATCAGCAGCCGATGCAGGTGCAGTTTGTTGACGGTCCGAAGCAAGAATCGATGGGGGAGTGGCTGAAACGGCGCAAAGATGGATGATCAGTTTGACCCGACAGAGCTCGCTACCAAGTGGCAGGAATCCCTACGGGAGGCGCATACCTACTTAACTGAATCAAAGGATCCTCTGTGGACGGAAGGGGACAGTGCTACTCGCAGCGCTTTGGTGCGGCTTGTGGCTGAGAATCGTATGGTGGCACATGGGTTTGTCCCGTCCTCGTGGACGTTTCGTGGCGTGTGCCGCACGTGTGGACCGGTCCCGCTTGATCACGAGGTGGGAGAGGAGCTGGTCGGGTGCCCGTGGTGCGCTGTCGGCTCTAAGCCGCGCGTGTTTGCCTGTAAGGTATGAATCAGAGCACGTGGGCACCTCAGGAGGGACCGCAAGCGGAGGCGATAGCAGCGACGTGGTGCGATGAGTTGTTTTTTGGCGGCGCTCGAGGCGGTGGAAAATCCGACTACCTCCTAAACGACTACGCGCAGGACATTAACCGCTACGGGCGTCACTGGCAGGGGGTTCTCTTTCGTAAGAGCTACCCAGAGCTCTCGGGGCTAGTACAGCGCTCGCACGCTTTGTGGTCGCAGACGGGGGCAGAGTGGAAAGAGGCAAAGCACCAATGGCAATTCCCAAACGGTGCAATCTTGCGTTTTCGGCACCTCGAGCGAGACCTCGACGCAAACCGGTATCAGGGGCATCAGTACCCGTGGATTGGGTTTGATGAGCTCACCAACTGGGGCACGCCAGCTGCCTACAATATGCTTAAAGCCTGCCGCCGCTGGGCTGAGGCTGAGATCCCCACCAAACGTGTGCGCTCGTCGGGAAACCCTGGGGGTGCGGGGCACCAGTGGGTAAAGAGCTTCTTTATTGATTCGGCACCGGCTGGCTACGAGCCCCTCTTTGATGATGAGAGCAAGTGGTGGAGGATGTATATCCCGTCGCGGGTGGCAGATAACAGGATTCTGCTCGCTAACGACCCAAACTACGTCAACACCTTAAAGGGCATCGGCTCCCGTGAGCTGGTACGGGCGTGGCTTGAGGGCGATTGGTCGGCGATTGCGGGGGCCTATTTCGACACGTTTGCGGCTACCCGAGAAGGAAAGCCGTGGCACGTAGTGGAGCCCTTTCAGATCCCTGCCTATTGGCCGCGGTTTCGCTGCTACGACCACGGGTTTGCCTCTCCCTACTGCTGCCTCTGGCTTGCGGTGTCTGACGGCACGGTGCCCTACGTGGGGAAGAACTCTCTTGTCGTGTACCGAGAGCTCTATGGCGCTGTGGGGCCAAATGAGGGGGCGCGTCACACGATACAGCAGATCGCCGATGCCATTCGAAGTGTTGAGATGCCTGATGAGCGCATCGAGTACAGCGTGGCGGACCCTTCCATCTTTAAGTTTGAGGGAGGTCCGTCACTGGCTGAGGAGTTTGCGCGTCAGAAGGTGGTCTTTACTCGCGCCGATAATAACCGCCTCGCTGGCTGGGCACAGGTACGACAACGACTTGAGGAATATGATTCTGGGCCTCTTCTCCAAATCTTTAATACCTGTAAACACCTTATTAGGACCCTGCCAGCGCTTCAACACGATCCGGCAAAGGCAGAGGATCTTGACACGAAGGCAGAGGATCACGCCGCTGATGCCCTACGGTATGGGGTAATGAGCCGACCGTACCAGAGGAGCGCACCGAAGGTGCTTGAGCCGATCCGAGGTGTAGAACGGGCAAGTTTGGACGAACTTTGGACACAACAGCCGAAAAAACAGAGAGCATGGTAGGAAAGCCTGCGGACCTAGCGAGGAAGCTTCTTGGTCAGGGGCGCCTGTACGACAAAGAGTTTGAGAACTGGCACTCTGAGTGCAAGCGCGTCACGCGCCGGTACAGGGCCGAGAAGGGAAGAGGGCTCGACCTCGAGGAGGATGCAGCCGCGTGGTTTAACCTCTACTGGAGCTCACTCCAGACGGCGCTCCCAAGCCTCTACGCACGCACACCGCTGCCGCAAGTTGATCGGCGGTACAAGGATGCCGATCCCGTTGCTCGCGTGGCTGCCGAGATCCTTGAGCGTGCAGTGCGCTTTGAGGTGGGGGATTTTGATTTTGACACCAACGTGACCTCAGCCGTGCTTGACCGGCTCCTCTACGGGCGTGGCGTTGCTCGAGTATACTACGAGCCTGAGATTGAGGTCATTGATGGGGTGGAGGCAAAGACTTTTGAGCGGGTGCGGTTTGGGTATGTGCAGCTGGTCGATTTTAGACACTCGACTGCCCGCACGTGGGAGGAGGTAACGCAGGTATCTTTTCGCTCCTACCTTGGGAAAGAGGAGGCAGTTAAGCGCTTTGGGAAAGATAAGGCAAAGCTCCTCAGTTACACTCACGTGCCAGAGGCGCTCGATGACGAGCGGACGTTTGGAGAGGGTGAGCAGGAAGCCTACAAGAAGGCAGAGGTGTGGGAGGTCTGGGATAAGTCGACCCGCACGGTGATCTGGATTTCGCCCGAGCTTAAGGATGACGTGCTGGACATGGCGCCGGACCCGTTAAACCTTGAGAATTTCTTCCCCATGCCTCGTCCCCTCTACGGGACTCTGACCAACGATAGTTTGATTCCTGTACCGGATGCCCGCCAGTGCCGCCGACTCTATAACCTTCTTGATGATATCTCGGCAAAGATTGGCGCGCTTACCGAGGACCTACGCGTTGCGGGGGTCTACGACGCGCAGCTTGAGGAGATCCCTCGGTTAGTGAAGGGCGGCGACCGCCTTATCCCTGTCAGGAACTTTGCAGCGCTAAAGGCGCAAGGCGGCATCCAGTCAGCTGTCGAGTTCTGGCCCGTTGATTACGTGGTAAATGCGCTCAACGTGCTCTACCAACAGAAAGAGCAGACGAAGAACGATATTTACGAAGTGACCGGCTGGGCTGACGTGATGCGCGGCACAAGCGATCCGAATGAAACAGCAGCAGCGCAGCAGCTTAAGGGGCAGTTTGCCTCCATTCGGCTCACGAGCGCACAGAACGACGTGCAGCGCTTCTGTCGGGACCTTATTGCTCTGATGGGCGAGGTGATTGCGGAGCAGTTTGAGCCTGCGCAGCTCATGAGCATGACAGGGTTTGAGTTTGTCCCTGGGGAGAGCCCCGAGGAGCAGCAGCAAAACTACCTCACGGCGGTCGAACTTCTACGTTCGGAGCCCATGCGGCGGTTCCGTATTGATATCGAGACCGACTCGACCCTTGCTGTAAACGAGGCGCTGAATCAGGACGCCCGCTCTGAGTTCATGCAGTCACTGGTGGGAGCGCTCCAGCAGATTGGGCCGCTCTTTGAGCAGATGCCAGCGTTTGTGCCCGTACTCGGAGAGGCAATCAACTTTGTGGCGCGCACGTACAAGGCTGGCAGAGCGTTTGAGGGCAGTATTGAGCAAGCTATTGAGCAAACAAAGCAGATGATTGCAGCACAGGGAGAGCAGCCGCCGCCGCCGGATCCGAAGATGCTTGAGGTACAGGGGAAGATGCAGCTTGAGCAATTTAAGGCGCAGACCCAGATGACCCTCGAGCAGCAGAAGGCCGAGCATGACATGCAGATCGCTCAGACCAAGGCGCAGCTTGAGCAGGAAAAGGCGCAAATTAAGGCGCTCCAAGAGATGGAGCAAACCCGCAATGCGATAATCCTCGAGCAGGCTCGCCTCGATGCTGAGATCAGGGTGCAGCAGGCACAGGCGCAGGCAGATATTTCAATTAATCAGATGAAGGCCGAACTTGACATTGCGATTAAAAAGCAGCGCAAGCTTGTAGACTCAAGCGATGTGCCGTCGGTAGCGGTGGCGCCGCTTAAGCTCAAACGTCGGCGGGTAGTGCCCCACGTTGATGAGGGAGGCATGAGGGCCTACCTGATTGAGGATGCGATGGAGGGCGAAGGCGGTACAGGATCGGTGGTGAAGCGCAAAGTGGTGCCGCACACCGACGCTAGTGGGCAAACTGCCTACGTGATTGAGGATGTGGCAGAGCCTGCTGAAAAGAATGAACAGCCCGAGGGCACCGTGCTTGACCTGAGAGAGGACAAGGCAGAAGGGGAGCCGCTCGTAACGTTGTAAAGGTGCACTATGGATCTGACATTACTGACCGAGGAGCTTAAAAAACCAGAGTACTCCACTCTCACCGATGCCGAGGCCGCTGAGGCGGTATCCGCAAAGGTGGTGACGGTAAGAAAGCCCCTCCCGACAAAGCGCCTCCGCCAAAAGATGATTGAGCGCGGGCTATATGCAAAGCTTGTCGATGCCTCAACCGACATAGACCTACCGGCTCCCAAAAGGCAGCTTGCCATCACTGTGCTTGCCCTTGTCGATACCGACAAGAGTGGGCTCTCAAGTATAGACATCGACAGCGAGCCGGTGAGCTCACTTCTTGATGCTCTCGTGGCGCAGGGCTTTTGCACCACAGAGGAGGCGAGCGAAGTGCGGGGGAGCGCTGCTCAGCAGGTCTCGTGGGCTTCCCACGTAGGGCTTGGCATAGTTGGTCTTGGGTTTGTGCGCTTGGCGCGTAAAGGGTAGTTATGGCAGATATCAAACTAGCATACGGCACGTCGTTTGACGCCTCGATATCGCTCGCAAGTCTCCTCTACGACGCAAATTTGCTTCAGGGGAGAGAGTCTACTGCAATATCGAACTCGGCGGGCAACCTCGACTATCTCATATCGGGGAAGATTACGACCGGCACCGCTCCTGGCTTAGGCACTATTGAGGTGTGGGCGGTTGGCTCGATTGATGGCACTACTTGGCCCGACGTGTTTGACGGGACCGACAGCCCAGAGACAGTCAGCTCTCTGAGCGTAAAAAACGAGGTCTGTAAACTGGTGAGCGCCATCGCAAACTACAACATTTCAAATTACGCACAGTTTTTTGGTCCTGTTTCGCTTGCCTCAATCTTTGGCGGAACTGTTCCCAAGGCATTTGTTCTCTTTGTCGTAAACGGCTCTGGTGTGGCGTTAAATGCTACCGCAAGCAATCACCAAATTCGATTAACGCCAGTTTATGAAACGGTGGGATAATGCGGCGGAAGCCCTATATCAACCTAATGAAGGGCCTGATTGGGGCTTGGTGTCCTTCTTTGGGCGCTACTGGCAGAATTGCGCTTGATCGCACTAAGTACCATCGGGATTTAACTCTTACAACCTACGAAGGTGGACAAGGCTATGGTGGTAGTGGCACCGGAATGGCTTTTGATTTTCAGCCTAGTTTCGGTGGCGCCTACACTTATGATGTAAGCAAAGTTCCAGACTACAATACAGGTCAACAAATTACCGTGAGCGGCTGGCATAGTCTGCGGAGTTTATATGATGGAGATGTTTACTATTGGAACAATGCAATTTTTGAGATTATTACAAGTTACCAAGAGTATGGTCAGCGACTCATTTTGCAATCAACTTATGATTCCGATAACAACATAACCTATGTGTTTACCGACGGTGTTTTTGCCGAAAACAATCTTTATATCCAAGGAGCGCCAACCTTAAACCAGTGGTATCATTATTGTATCGTTATAACTGACCAAGAATATCGGTTTTACCTTGATGGAAATTTAAATCAGTACGGGATGTTTGCCTTTGACTACCTACTTGATCCCGCATATTTGTTAAATGTTGGCTTTCGTGACGGTTATGATAATTATGACGGGCACATTGACGATGTTCGTTTGTATAATCGAGCACTCACTGGCGCTGAAGTAAAAGAACTTGCCAGTCGTCGGGGAGTTGGCCTTGAGCAGCGGCGGGTTCGGCGGAGTGTACTGTCTCTAGGTGACACCCACGACGGGAGCTCCTACAGCCCCTACCTTGTCTGGCCGGAAAAGGAGGGCAAGAAGAAGCCCTCAAAGCCTAAAAAACCTCGTTCGCAGAAGGGTCAGACCGACGACAACTCGGAGCTCCTCCTCGAGCCTCCAACGGCTGCCAACGTGGTGGCTGCGGCGGTTGATGGGCTTGATCTGTCCATCCTTCGGGAGCGGTTCGAGCTTTTGTCAGTACAGGCCGAGCTGGAGCTCCTAGAGGCGGCACAGGCGCAGTTACAGCAGCAGCTTGCCGCAGCAGCAGCCGACGCCGAGCAGCGGGAGCGGGAGAGGGTGGCTTTAGCGCACATTGAGGAGCTCGTGGCACAGCACCACAAGCGCCTTGAGGCCGAGCGGGCAGAGGTGGCTGACATTGTGGACCTCCTCGATAGTGACCTGTGGACGGCTCTTGAGGTGTTTGACTTTTCAGCCCGTACCTATCCCCGCAAGTAGGTAGACCTTTTTTCTAAAAGCGCCTTCTCCAAAACCTAAAAAGCGCCACCATGATGGCGTGGCACGACGTTTTTTCGTTTGGAGAGAGGGTGAGTTTATCGAGCTGGGCAAACAGCAGCCTGAAGTGCGCACCCAGATCATTACTGACTCCCTTCCTCCTGGGGGGCTTTGGCACCCAGCCACCGGAAAGTATGTCGACTCGAAAAGCCGGTTTCGTCAGCACACGAAAGCAGCTGGCTGTGTAGAGGTTGGCAACGAAGTGCAAAAAGACACGCGACAGTGGGGCGTCTCGAACTTAAAGGGCGACATACTCGCGGCTATGGAACAGACAAAAAATGGTAGCAGAAGACATTGATCTCGAAATGGAGAGCGTAGAGCAGGACGCTCCCGAGGTAGACACACCTGAGCGAGAGGAGGGGGAAAGTGACCTCCGATCGGTAATTAAGGCAGCGATGAGCGAGAGCTCAGACGAGACTGCCGAGCCGGAGGCGCCGAAGGCCGCAAAAGCGGGCCGCGATGAGCGGGGGCGCTTTCAGAAACAAGTATCAGACCAAGCGACGCAAGCAAAGGATAGCGAAGCGCTCAACGAGCAGCCCATCGCGCCCCCTTACTCGTGGTCTGCTGAGCACAAAGAGCAATTCTCGCAGCTCCCACGCCAAATGCAGGAATACCTGACACGGCGAGAGCAGGAGCGGGAGACGTTCTTAGGGCGAAAGTCGCAGGAAGTAACGGCGATACAAAACAGGTATGCACCTGTGGACAGGATCATCGAGCAGTATGGTGAGATGTTCAAGCGGGCAAACCTTGATCCGATGAAAGGCATCGAGAACTTAGTTCTTGCTCAGCAGTTCTTGGACCAAGACCCTGCGGGTGCTCTGAGGCTTATGGCGCAAAGCTATGGGCTTGATTTATCGCAGCTTGCCGGAGGCTCGGAACAGACGGGCTCACAGCCGCAAGCGTTTCCCCAAATGCACTATTTGACAGGCGAACTCGACAACATTCGCGGCAAGCTAGCAGCCCTTGAGCAAGAGAAAGTGGCCCAGCAACAGCGCGCCGCAGTGGGTGAGGTAGAGGCGTTTGCCAGTGAGGTCGACAAGGGAGGGAGGGCACTAAGGCCGTTCCTCGCCGATGTTCACGAGCAGATGATGGAGGAGATCCCTCTCATCCGCGCTCGCACACCGGAGCTCGCATCGAGGCAGATACTCCAACAGGCCTATGAAACGGCGTGCTGGAAAAATCCCTCAGTGCGATCGCGCCTCATTGAACAGCAGCAGCAGCCGCAGGCTCAAGCTGCTCGAGTGCAGCAGGCTCGACTGGCAGGTAGCTCTGTCAGGGGTGCCCCTGGGGCAAGTGCGCTTTTGGCTGACAATGGGAACTCCGTCCGGAGCGCGCTGATGGCGGCGTTCGATGCACATTCTTAACTTGTAAGGGGGTAAACAATGCCAACACCAAATGCAAATATAAGCGAGATAATCGCTACCACTATCCAAAACCGGAGCAAAAAGCTTTCGGACAATGTAACCAAAAACACAGCGCTTCTGTTCAAGCTTAAGGCGAAGGACAGAGTTCGACCATTCAGCGGCGGATCGTCAATCCTTGAGGAGCTCAGCTTCTCAGAGAACGGAACGTTCGGATGGTACTCGGGCTATGAGACCGTGAACGTGTCGCCGTCTGAAGTTGTTTCAGCAGCTGAGTTTGCGATGAAGCAGTGCGTTGTTGCTGTAAGCATCTCGGGTACTGAGAGACTTCAAAACTCTGGCCCTGAGGCGCTTATTGACCTCTTGGAGGCTCGCGTTTCCAACGCTGAGCAGACCATGATCAATAACGTATCTGTTGGATGCTACTCAGACGGAACTGCCAACAGCGGAAAGCAGATCGGAGGCTTGCAAGCTCTCATCGCTGACACCCCGACCTCGGGAACTGTCGGCGGTATTAACCGTGCGACCTACAGCTGGTGGAGAAACGTTTCCTACAGCTCAGTGACGGACGGTGGAGCTGCTGCGACGGCGCTCAACATTCAGGGGTACATGAACAACGTATGGGTTCAGCTCGTACGTGGAACGGATCGCCCTGACCTGATCTGTGCAGATAACAACTACTATAAGTTGTATCTTGCATCGCTTCAGTCGATTCAGCGTATCGCTTCGGACTCCTTGGCTCAGGCAGGTTTCACAAGCCTGAAGTTCATGGATGCCGACGTGGTACTCGACGGAGGATACGGTGGAGCGGCTCCTGCGAACCACATGTACTTCGTCAACACTGACTACCTCTCTTTCCGTCCTCACAAGGATAGAAACATGGTGGTGATCGGTGGCGATCGTCAGGCTGTCAATCAAGATGCAACGGTTCGCCTCTTGGGCTGGGCAGGAAATCTCACACTCAGGTGTGCGTTCCTGCAGGGCGTTCTTAAGGCGTAGTTTAACAAAGAAAAAGAGGAGGATCTTAAAATGCCATTTGTAAGTGTTGAAAATAGGGCAGGGCTTCAAGCTATTGCCGAGACGTCAACCACACAGCAGCACCCACTGGGGACAATCGTTCGCGCCGTCGACTCAACGTTCGGCGAGGGCGAGTTTATCTACCTGAAGGGCGTTGCTTCAACTGTCGTGGGCGATCTTGTGATCTTTGATACCTATGCAGGGACAAGCACTCGAGCCGTTGCCGGTTCGCGTGGTCCTTGTGCGGTAGCGATGAGCGCAAACGTTGCCAGTCAGTTCGGCTTCTACCAGATATCTGGTGCCGCCGTGGTGAAGGCGTCGACGGTTGCCGCTAACGGTAACGTCTATGTGACGGCTACAGCCGGAACGGTAGACGATGCTGTAGTGACTGGCGATAAGGTCGACGGCGCACGCTTCAAGACCGCTGACGGAACTCCGGCAGCTGGTCAGGCAGTAGTGCAGCTTGCTCGTCCATCGCTTAATGCTAACGGATAAGCAGAGCAATTTTTAGGGGGCGGCCAGTACGGCGCCCCCGCTTTTTATACAGGAGGTTTATGGAAGCAGAGTTTGATTTAACGGGGATAGAAATTCCTGATAACGTTATCCAGCAGGGCTTCGGAGCCGTGCGCGATAAGTCGCCGAAAGCGCTTGTGCGTTTTGAGTGGCGACCGGTAGAGCTTAAGCAAAAAAGTTTACAAGAGGGGCGCCCTATCTTTGAGCAGCGCCTGTTTGCGGAGCGTCGCATCCCTGGCTCGCGCGACTTTCAGCCAGCCGATGTCGAGGTCGATTTCATTACAAACAGCCGAGGGCAGAAGGTGCCTGATCCTATGAATCGGATCGTGCGCGAGTATGGCCCTGAGCTGAAGCGATTCCTTGAGGCAGGGGAGAAGCCGCTTGATGGGACCCCGCTTGAGGAGTGGCGTCAAATTACGAAAGAGCGCATCGCCGTTTGTCACTGGCTTGACATTCGAACGATCGAGGAGCTCGCCAGCATGGAGAACAACGACACGGTCATTCAAAAGCTTGGCCCTGGGGGCCGCGAGCTTGTGGCGCAAGCGGATGCGTTCCTTAAGGTGCGAGCTGACAGTGCGTATGCCGAAAGGTTAGCAGCCGAAAAGGAAGCGATGAAGCGCGATAGCGAAGCAAAGATCGCACAGCTCCAGTCGCAGCTCGAGGCGCTTGCCGAGAAGTTTGAGAGCGTTGTGACTAAAAAGGAAAGCAAGGCTAAATGAATGTTCTGACCCTCCTCCAAGATACATGCCGAGAACTAAAGCTCCCTGTGCCATCGTCGGTCGCTAGTAGTAGCGATCGTGAGATACAGCTGCTCATCGGCTTGCTTCAGTTGGAGGGCGCAGAGCTTCGCTCAAAATACATCTGGCCCGTCCTTCGAAAAGAGTTCCTGTTTAACACGCAGGTCAACGTCGCAAGCTACGGGCTCCCAGAGGATTTTGACTTCGAATACTTTCAGACCCACTGGGATAGAACAACGCGGTGGGACCTCCGAGGCCCACTGTCTCCGCAAGAGTGGCAGCGCAGAAAGAGCGGTATCACGACGGTGCTTCCTCGCTTTGGGTTCCGTGTTATGGGCGGCAGCAGCTTGCCGCTCTACCTTGAGCCAACGCCAACGGAAGCGCACGAGCTTGTTTTCGAATATCAGAGCGTGAACTGGCTAGCACCGGCGGCTGATTGGGTAGCCTCCACAGCTTTCACTGCTGGCAGCTACTGCAAATATCTCGGAAACGTGTACCAGACCACCTTAGGCGGTACGACGGGAGCAACCCCTCCCACTCACGATCAGGGGTCCGCTTCAGATGGCGGCGTCACGTGGACCTTGGCGTCCTATGAGCGCGTCGTGTCTGATACGGACGTGCTCGTGCTACCGCCTCAGGTCCTTAAGCTTGGCATGAAGTGGCGATGGAAGCGGGAGAACGGGCTTGAGTACGACACCTATCAGGCCGAGGCCGTCAACGCAGCCGAGAGGGCCGTCCAATCTGGCCGGTCAGCACAGGAGGTGCAGCTCACTGCAAGCCATGGATCAGCCTTGATCAACTACTGGTCTATTCCTGATGGGAGGTACGGGTAACCATGGCAAATCAGTTCTCAGATGAGCAGAAGCGACAGCTCGCCGTGATTCTTGGCCTCATGGCTCAAGGGTCACAGGGGCGTCAATACCTATCGGCGCTTCAGCCCGTGTTTCAGATCCTCGAGCAGAACAAACAGAAGAAGGAGGCCAAGCGAGCCGAGCGCGGCGCTATTTTGGGACAGCTTGGACAGATCGGAGGCCAAGTTGGAGGGCTCTACCTTGCAAGCAAGTTAATTGGGGGCGGAGCCGCAGCAGGCGCAGGAGCCGGTGC